CGATGGAGTGTTCATGGTCAAATACCAGCTCGGATCGTATGCCGTAAGGACCTCGTGATCTCCGTCAGCCGCGAGGGTTGCCTTACCGCTCGGGAAAAATCCCCTGAAAACGAGTTGCTGAACTCCTGCATAATCCGGAATCCATAGCTCAACCCACTTAAAGTAGGTGTTCGGGATATCCCCCGTCGTGGAATTGACATAATCGAACTGTGCCATCATCATTTTGTCGGACATGTTCATCGACGCGGTGCAACCCGTGAGGAGCGAATCTGTTGCAATCGGCGGGGTGAAAATGTTAACGGTCGGGATGATCGGTTTTGCGTAGACGGTCTTGGTGACCGTGATCCCCCACGCGAGAGATTCCTCCGGGGTTCCGTGAACGTACAATGGTGTTTCTACAAGATGACTGACGGATACCGGAGCGTCGCCAACGGTGTACCCGTACTGAGTGGTGCCAAAAACATTCCAGATGCCGTCACCGTCGCGCATTGTGCCGGTATAATCGCGGATGAAAATATATCCCGCTGCCGTTCCGGAACCAATATCGCCTGATACTACCTGCACCGACACCACGTAAGAACTTGAGTAAGGAGGGTAGGTACTGCCGTACCACGTATACAATCTCTGGTCCACGGCCGGGAGGGCGCTTGCATCACGGAACTGGATTGCCAACTCGGAGACAAGCGTTGGTTCCGGGATGGTGATGTGCCAGTCGATATCCTGCCAGTACATCACGGCCGGGAGGGTGACGGTGTTCGAGGAGATTGATGCGAAGGTGTTATTCACGTTTTCAAAAGCATCATCATCTGACAAGGAGTGGCCACTTATAGATCCGTCCAATTCTTCATCCTCTTCAGGAACCCCGGACGCCCCGGTAACAACTAGCCAACCCTCCGCATCTCCATCACCCCAATGCCCCGCGTAGAGATACACTTGGATTACTGTCCCAGTACATCCGGAGTTGGCACCAGTAACCACCTCTCCCGGAACAAATGCTGTATCGCCTGTGTAAAAATATAAAATGGATTTTCCGATGACCCCCACATGTTCGTAATCATAGAATACCCCAGTGACCCCGGTGATATAGACAAGACAGGTAGCTTCATCTGCGAACGAACCTTCCAGCAGGACATATGACACCACCGTGGCAGTAGCCCCGGAATTTTTCCCGCACAGCACATCACCGGCAACGGGTTCGACGTAACAATAGAGGTAGAGCCGGGTTGCGTCCGGGAGGGCTTCAATCCCCCATGCGATTGTCTCCTCTGGTGTTACGACCGCTGCACCCTCAAGCGTGATACCGCGTGCCAGGGGATCGACAGCCGGGGTTGCGGTAACGGTTGCCGGATCAACAGTGACCTCGTGGAATACCCCCGTCCGGTTGTAGGTTCCGCCGTTGTAACGCTCGCGGTTGTATCGCATGAAACTCACCGGTAAAATGTCGTATCGGTCGCCATCGCCCATTCGAGGATCTCGACCTGCACGGATTTGAGGTATGCAAGAACATCCTCAAGCGTGGCGTAGGGTTTCGGCAATGTCCACCAGATTACGCGCTCTGAATAGTCGTAGCTGGTGCGTTCCTCTGTCTTTACTTCTGTGATATTCCAGCGTACGAGGAGCCGGGCTTGGCCATCTTTCACGTAGTCGAGGAATATTACTTCCGGTTCAGTGTTTGAGTTTGGCATTTTAGTTTCCCCCCATAAAAAATTAGCGGAACACCAGGCGAGCGCCAAGACGACCGACACTCGACGCCGCACCATTCAGAGCCCAACTGAAGGCACCGGCATACGCGCCATGATACCAATCGCCGCCGAGCAGCGCCGAGCGATTGCCAGTTGCCTGATAGTAATAATCACAGAGGTACTGATTATCGGCCCCACCAACTGTCATCGGTAGAAAAGCGTAGTCAATGGTGGATGAGTACGCGATTGATACGGCATAGTTGTTGGACGCTGCCAGCGCGAATCCTGTATCCACGTAGGGATGAGCGAACGTATCTTCAGCAAATCCATGATCGGCGATCCACGGATTCCGGTCCGCCTTGATGTTCAATCCATCAATCCATGACCATATATTCCCCCAGAAATTCTCGATCCCGAAGATCGAACATGCCTTCGCCGCTTCGCCGGTCTTGTAGTGCACAACGCTGGCACATTCTCCCGAAGCATTACCGAGATCGACACCATTAGTACCGATACCGGCAGTGTACCCGGTGTTGATCGCGTTGTTGAACGTGGTGCCGGCGTTTGCGTCGGTGATATCCACCACGCCGCGATAGATAGCCTGTGAGTTGAGGGTCTGATTCCGGATGATGAAAAGCAACTCTATGGCGCAGGCGGTGTTGAAATCCAGCAATTCCCACCCTGCACCCCGATTGTGAGCGAGTTGTCGGAATGCCGCCATTGTTGCACCGGCGTTGTTCCATCCGCTTGCTGGTTTGAGGCCAGCCACCGAGCAGAGGAGATCCCCGGTTGTCGCCGTGAAATCGTAACCTGCGGCATCGTTCAGGACGTAACCGCCCGCTCCAGCAGTCGTTTTGACAATCGTTGAGGTCACACCAACGGCGGTTGGCATCAGGACAGTGGTCTTGAGTCCGGCGGATGACGCGGTATAGGTCAGATGTGAAGCGTCTGTTTTTGCAACCGTCCACACGGTGCCCTGATATGAGGTCTTGTTGCCCGCTGCAACGATCTTATCGATCACGCCCTCAATGCTGTCCGTGCTCAGTACAGCGACGGTGAATGCATAGTTGCCGTCAAGAGTGATCGTGAGGTTTCCATTAGAGGTCGGAACATGCGTAACCTCGATTGTGTTCACCTCGATCGCGGAGGCGGTCACGTCGTAGACCGAGCCCGCGAAGGCACTCACGTAAATGAACTCTTTTTCGACCGTATCCACGATGAACGCCGGGTGGACTTTGAACCCCGGCAAGTATACCGGAGAAATCACGTACCGGTACTTGTTCGTGAGGGCGTAGACCTTATACCAGAACTTCGGGATCTGCGCCATCACCTGCCCGTTGCTGCCAGTATACGAGAATCCAGCATCCCCGTAAGTGGCATTGACCACTCCAGCATCCGAGAGGTTGACCCGCTTGATCCTGCCGAATATTGGATGTCTTGCCCAATCTGCTGACGAGAGCGTGATCGCTGTACCCATCATGTTTACGAGCGCGAGCGTCGGGGATGTGGCATTGGTTGTCCATTCAACCCCAATCGGCACATCAAACCCGGCGGCGGCTGCACGATCAGCGTAGGCGGTGGTGGAAAGTTTTGTGCTATTATCACCGATTGTCTGTGTGATTCCGATAGTGCCCGTTGGTAAGTATGGCGTGCCGGTGAACGTCGGAGATGCAAGCGGGGCTTTATTGGTCTCGTGATCCTCAATGTTCGCCTTGAACGCCGCACCGTCGTATTCCGTGAACTGACAGGATATTTGCGTACCTGAGTCCCACGCCTTTTTAGCGCCATACGTGCCGGTCTTATTCCATTCCCTGGTCACACTTGTGAGGTTCCCGGCTCCCGATGCTGCCGATTTTGCGCCGTAATAGATCGTTTCGGCAGTAGCGCCGTATCCAATCGTGGCTTTTCCGGGAGCCGCCGGGAATACACCGAGTTCTGCTACTGGGATCGTCGTGTCGGAATCTGTGATACCCGCGGTGAGTGTCGTAATCGGGCTGTTGACAAACCCGGCATACATGGGGAGTTGTGCCATGCGGGATCACCGGCTGAACGTCAGTTTCATCGTGAGCTGGGTCGTTTCCCCTATCTCAAAATTCTTATCGGCACCGAATGCGTGGACCATCAGGAACTTTCCCCCGACGGCCAGCTGGTTTGCACATCCGCATCCCTTCGCCGTCTTATCGGCGGTGATGCTAAATGTTTTCTGCCAGACCGACTTATACGATGCCTCATAGGAGACGGTTGCGAGTGCCCGCTCCAGCCCGCTATCGGTGATTTCGCTGGTAAGCGCCGTGGTGCCGGCGGCTTCGACTGTTACCCCCGCGTCCCATGCCAACCACGAGTAATACCCCGGGGTGCTCTGCGTGCAGTACCGGGCAAGATATTCCAGCCCATCGTTCGTGACGTAAACCATGTTACTTTCCCTCCTTGACTTCGGTTTGCTCTCCCTGATCTAACCGGAACAACCGCCGGCGGTATTCTGTCCACTTTACAGGGCGCCGGTAACAGGTCCAGCAGATATCCTCTGACAGGTGTTCCGGGCATCCCATTGCGCAGTTGGCAGGGGGCCGTCCCCAAGTGATGACCTCTGATTCGACCATCCCGCTGCGCATTTCCGTTTCAACCGTAATTCCGTTCATGATGTCGTGTCCTTCACAAATGCGATCGTATACGGCCAGACGCCGAACTGCGATCCATATTCCTCGTTTGCGGTGAGAGATTCAATCGAACAGTGCGTGTATGTCGTGCCGTTCACTGCGAGGGATGCAGATGTCCCGAGCGGATTGAGAACCTTCGTCCTGCCGTTCAGGAGCTTGACCTTCCGGATCGGTCCTTTGATGGCTTCGAGGGCGGTGATCTCGGAGTAATCCGTGGCAATACACTCAAATTCGATCTCCCAGCTGTTGACGTTCGAGGCGCCTTCCGCTGTCTGCCGGGTCACCCGCTTGGTGCTGACCGTCAGGCTGTTGAATGTTACGAGGGCGGTCATGTTGACGTTGGCACCCCCTTCTGGATCCTGCTCTCTTTGCTCACTCCTCCGGCCGCTACCCCGGCGACTTTCACGATATCCTTGCCGTTGACCTGCACGATCACGTCGCCGTATTTCACGTTGGGTGCGGCTGCACTGATCGCCGATTGCGCTTTTGCGATGTTGCGGTCCTGCTCCCGGACATCCTGTTTATTGGCGAGGCTGAGCTGCCGGATTTTGCTCATGTCCATGCCTGCGTTCTGGACGTTCTCTAGGTAGTCCTGGGTGGAGTACTCCTTCTCATTCAGGGCGTCGTTATACGCTTCAACGGCGCGGGTGAGTTCCTCTGTTTTGCCCTTTGCCCCAGCGAGGATCTCATTATATTGCTGGACGCTGATGTTCCCCTTATCCCATGCGTATTTGAGATCATTGACAGAGAGTACGCCGGCTTTGATGTTTTCTATAGCTTTATCAACGAGCTTTTCCTGTGCATCGGTTTCTTTTGCAGTGAGTGCGATCAGGTTTTCCTTCGCCGTGCTCAGTTCCAAGGAGGCAGCCCTGATCGCCTCCATATCCGGGACGGCCGCAGCCATGAGATTATTATATGCCTTCTCCAGATCCGGGATAGTGTAATCAGAGAGGTTCTTGATCTCAGCCTCGGATGATGTGAGCCCGGCAAAGGGATCGATAGTGCGTGTAGGGGTGGATGCAGTATACCCACTATATTCTGAGCCCCCGCTGATACGAGGCTCGTTCCCCGACCGAGCCGATCCGGTGTCAAGCGAGATCCCCGCATCCCTCGCATATTGCCAGCGCAGGAAGTTGGAGTAGACATCATCTTTACCCGCCAGTTCCGCGAGCTTCTGCTTGGCCATCAACTGTGAATCGCTCATGTACTGACTTGGACCTGCCAGTATCTTCCCCTCAAGGTTTTGCACTTTTATTCCGAGGGCGTCAAGTTGCATCTTGGCATCGGCATTCGCCGCGAGATCTTCCTCGGTGAGATATTGGTTCTCCTTAATTTCTTTGGCTTTATCAATATAAGTCTGCATGAATGGGAGGAGATCCTTCCAGCTACGGCCATACAAGTCCATTGCGATGCGGTTACGATCCGTGATGTTCTCCATCCCTACAAGTGCCACGGAAGTATCATCAAAGACATCGTCGATGCTCCGGCCGTCGTGGCTTACACCCAGTTGCTTGAATGCCTGCGCTGCTGCTGTTGATTCATCCCCGGCGTCTGCTATAGAGAGTGAGAGTTTGGATAGTGCCTGCTGGACAACCCCGAAATTAGTACCCGATAATGCAGCGGTATATTGCAACTGCTGGAGGTGTGTGGTTGATATATTGAGAGTATAAGATAGGTCCTGAAGCTCCTGTGCCGATGCCCCGATCTGGTAGATCTTCGATACGACAAGTGATCCATATTGCAGGAACTTATCAAAGATAAGCCCGGTGGCGGCCATCGATACCGATACATCGCGGTAGAACTGGAGAATACCCGAATCAGCCTTATTGATCCCGCCGAGAAATTCAGATGCGTCAAGTCCGATCCTTGCGAAGTATGACATCAGCCCATCGTCACTCGCCATCATTCACCTGCCTGTTGCCGTGCCGCCATTCCATCCATAGCTGCCACAATCTCCTCCGGGGTTGATTTCTTCCGATCAGGGAATATCCTGAACGTATCCGGGCTGAACGCCGGTGCATTCGCACCTCTGTTGACGTTGGCAAGGACCGCACAGTGCACCGCGTTCAATCTGTCCATGAATTTCCATTCCTCGTTTCTTTCCTTGATCTTTGCTTCAGCGATCCGGTAGAACCGGGCCGGGGTCATATGCCCGAACTGTTCCGGGGTCAGCCCGCACAGGCCATACGCCAAGCCCTCGCAGGACTTGCGATAGGCCGTTATCCATTTTTTTCGTGTGGTTCCTCAGGTTTGCCGGGAATGGGATCCTTTTCCGGTTCCCCGAATACCTCCGAGGCTACCAACCCGCGCCGGAAGCTCTCATACAGGGCCATCATGCCCGCCGGGCCGGTAAACCCTTCGCGGCAGAACTTTCGGACAAGCTCATAAGCCGCAATCCTGCCGGGAGGTCCCTGCTGAATCGCGTGGACCATCTTACCATCCTCGTCAACGTTCCGGAGGCCCCGCCAGAGGATCGTAGTGGCGTTGGCAAAGGTCCGGTGGTGCGGGTGGAATGCCTCGAACAGGGAGATGGTATCCTCTATCCTCTCAACATCCTCCGGCTCGAAAAGGAGGGCGTAATGTTTGCCCCCTATGAGGATCGGGAACGACTCTTCAGGCATTCGGGCACCCTCACACGTAGCCGTGCGTGACCTCGATCCACGTGACCTTCGGCACACAGGCTGTTTTGAAGAACACAACTGGGATCATGAGAACCTGCCCGGCGGTTGTCGGGATGGTGATCGCGCTCGACGGGGTAGCAGTTGCCAGAGCGGAATTGTTCACATACCCCGATTCTCCGCTGCCGGCATACGTGATGGTGACTTTCACGCCGGTATCTGCCAGATCCGTAGTGACCTTATACCCGTAGGTGGTTGCTGCGAATGTTGGTGAGAGCGTAAGTGCCGTGGTTCCTTCATCAGTGATATCAAGATCCGTCATGCCGGTAACTCCGGTTGACAGCTGGGTTATGGCGCCGGTCTGTGCGACCTTGAAACTCATTGTTACATTGCCATCTTTCTCGAACTTCGGAGTGCCGATGCTACTGATATACCCGCTGAACGACCACGCCCGGGTAATCCCGGTTGCGGATGTCGGAGCAACGATCATCCATGTGGATACTGTCTGTGCATCATACATCGTGCGGAGTGCGTCCTGTTCGGTTCCCCCGCAGTAATTGAGATCAACGGATAATTCACCGGCATCGATGAATCCCGGCCGGCTGGTCTTCACTTTTCCGACGTTGTTGTGGGTCGAAGTGTCGATCTTCGTCAGCGTCTGAACCACTTCGGAGGCGTTCATTACCTCCCCGTAAATGGTCGTGCCGCTGATGATACTGACACCAAGTCCTGAAATCGATTGGTTTGTCATTTCCTAAATCCTCCTTGTTTTCAGACGTTATGCGTGATCATGAAATCCCGGTGATACATGTACAGCGGTATCGCCGTGTTCTCATCCGGGACGGCCCCCTGGTCGAATATGCTGATCACGAATACCCCGGGGGCCATGTAGGTGTCCGTGACCATGTTCAGACTGTCGGCGATGAGCTCTGATAGGTTGTCAGAGACCGGATCGGTGGATGCGAATGTCGAGCACTGGATCCGCGTTTTCCCTATCCGTGTCCGGTTGTGCGTGAGGTTCGGCCGGTTATCGTCCACCTTGGAAACGATGATGTATGGGGAGACGGGGTTGGTTGGCACCGATCCTTTCCGGTACACCTTCGCACCAACCACGGCAGCGATCGCGGTATCCGCTTTCAGCCGGGTGATTACGGCCATCGTCACGTCCTTCATAAGATCCCCCCAAGGAGATCGGGCCGGACGCTCTGCGAGGTCTCAATGTCCTCTTCCCACTGTGCCCGGTTGAATGCGCCCTTTAGCATCCGCTCATATTTCGGCAGGTTTGCATCCCACGTAGGACGCCACCGGGGCTGTGGGTTCTGGTGATAGACCCGCCCGAGCGAATCCGTATCCACGAACCCATATTCAAGCCGCCGGGCGTACGGTACATTCGTTCCAATAAGTGCTACCTGCCGGAGTCCATCTTCTGTCATTTCGACGTGGACGGACCTCCGAAGGGTGCCGGTCTTGTACTGGATGACGGCCTGAACATCATTCTTGTACTCGTTCGCTGCCAGTTTAACAATCGCCGCTTCGTTCTTTTTGACGTTCGCGCCTATCCTCTGGATATCCCGGCTCATCTGTTTGAGGCCGGATATGTCGAACGAGAATGCAGCCATCAGTACCAATCCCCCGTGACTATCCCCCGCGCAATCCATGCAACCAGGGCAATGATCCCGGCACCGGCTCCTATGGCTGTGGCAATCTCTCCGAATGTCCGGTCCTGCCACGATTGCACGGCCTTTTCCCCGACGTGGAGGTCTTCGATGGGTGCGATCTTCCTGTCCTGCGCATCCAACCGATCTGTAAAGATCACGGCCTGTGCATCAAGTGCATGATCAATCCCGTCCCGGCAGGAGCGGCAACTTGTCGTATTGGTTTCGAGCAATCGTTTGATATCGCCGATCTCCCGACCAATACCCGTCATCTCGCCACGGAGCTGTCCCACCTCGCCTTTGAGGTCAAAAAGCGCTTGGGTATATGGATCGACAGCCATCCTCATACCCCCGCCTTTGCGATATCGCATGTCCAGTGGTGCGGGGCCCCGGTCATGCTTGGAGCCGGTTCAACGTTGCCGAGCGTGTACGTGCCAGCGTATCCGGTTGCCGTGGTAATGATCTGGTCGCCGTTTACCGGGGTGGATGTTGCGGGGATCATCACCCGCTGAGTAGTAGTGATGTACATTGTCTGCCCTGCTTGCTGCACGGCGTCTTTCTGTGAGTAGAACCGGCACGCGATCGTACTGTCGATATCAGAGTATACCAGTTGCCCGTATGCATCGAACGATTCCGCGATAACACCGTTAACAACTGCTGCCCCTGGAACCGTGCCATTATCGCTGATCGCCTCATCGTTAACAAACGTACCGGTGATCGTATGCACCTGTAAACTGCCAGATGCTATACTACCGGTGCTCACGATTACGGCGGTTGCGTGGCTGGTTGCGCCTGTGAGGGTTTTGCCTGCCGTGAATGCAGCGGTACCGGCATCATAAGCGAGCGTGAAGTTCTGGCGTTTCCCTCGCAGGGTTGCGGCATGAGGGGTTGCCTTTGCCGGT